TTCAGGAACATCTTGTAAGTTCAAAAGTTTAGAGTGTTTTGAGATTAGATTTACTGGGTCAACCTCAGATGTATCGTAACCTACATCAACACCTCCAGCCACTGTATCTGTACCGATAATGTGGTCGGGTGCTGCAGCGCTAGGTCCTGCGAACATAGCAGCTATTACGTTAGAGTCGTATGCATTTTTTAGTGCGTAAGCACCAGAAGATGTAGCAACACTTTCAAAGTTAATATGAGAATGTTTTTCTTCAATGTCATCAACTTTAAACGCAAAATAGTTTGCTTGGTCTACAAGAAGCTGTAGCTGGTCATCTGCTAAAGCAGACGGGGATACAGTTGTTCCTCTTGTATATGCAGTAACACTAACAACAGGTTCTTTTATTATATTAACAGTATCGCCATAGTTTTCAATTTCACCTGCGTAGTCAGTATTAGTAATAGCTTCGACTACAGAGGCTGTTCTGAAAAACTTTTGGACTTTTTGACTATAGATTACTGGGCTAAAATTACCATTTGGTAAGTTAGTGTAACCACCTGCACTTGGAAATGCCATAGTTTTTCTCCTTGTTGTTTGTTTTGTTTATTTAAAGTTGTTATGAGTCATTTAACTTTATACGATGCGACCTTCTTTTCTAGCATTATCAATATCCTTTTCAAATCTCTCATATTCACTAGGTTTCATTCTACTGATTTCTTGCCATGTCCAAGTCTTTTTCTCAGAAGGATTCTCATTTGCTTTTGTTTTAGAAACGGCTTTCGCTGCTTCCTTCTTAGCGTCATAAGAAACTTTCTTTGAAGAAAGTCCTCGGTCATACTTATATAAATCAATAGCCCTAGCAGCAGCATTATGATTGTCAGTATTATCATATAACCATGATTGTACTGTCTTATCCTGAACTGATGCCCATTCATGGAAATCAGGGTTATCCCTAATCTCCTGATAGTCTGGGTGTTTCTTAGCAAGTTCTACTTCAGCTTTCTCACGGGCTATACGAGTTTGTTGTTTTTTTAAATCCAACATTTGGTCTTCCAATTCTCGTTTAGTTTGTAAGTTTACGTCAGAAGAAATTTGCATAACAGAATCATACAAATCAGGATAGTCTCTTCGCCATTCTTCCAATTCCTCTTTGGTCTTGAACATAGGTTTAGAAACTAATGCTTCTTTTTCTTTTTTGAGTTTGACAAGTTCGTCTTTATGCTTGTGAACTGTCTCATCGTAATGCCTCTTTAAGTCGTCATAACGCTTCTTAAATACGGCATCCTCTACTCCTACAGGGTGTTCTTCTTTAGGATTTCCCTCGTCAGTTCCTTCCTTAGATTCAACAGTAGCTGTACTTTCGTCTTCCTTATCCATTAAGTTCCGACTAGGGTGCTTATATGGACTTGGAGTTGCGACTTCTTCTGTTGCGTTAGAATTTTGTTCTTTTACAACAGCGTTGTCTTTTTGTTCTTCCATTTATTACTCCTTCGGGGTGCTGTTGGAATCAGGTCGCCCCTATATATGCAGGGCCGTTACGCTGTAACGGGTGGCTGCGTCATCATTCCTTCACCAGTCATTGGTGTAGGACTTTCACTTTGTGGTGAAACTTGTTGCTGTGGTTGTTCTTGTGCCACTTGTGGTTCAGGGATTACTTCTTCCATTAGTGTTCCGAATCCTTGACCAAAAACTTTTGACATAAAATTTCTAAATTGTGGAACATTTAATTGTGTAATTAATTGCATCTCTTCTTCATTTAGATTTTGTAAATTATTAGAAACTTCTCTAGCAGATAATTCTAATTCCATAGGCTCTTGACTAGGCGATGTTTCTACATCTGCTCCCATCATACCTTGTCTCATTTCTTCTTCCATTTTATCTTCCTCCTCCATATAAACCACCAGCTTTACTTTTGGCACTACTTAATCTTTCAGAAACTGATTGTTTGGTAGTTTGATTACCACCTATACTTTTATTATTATTTCCTCCACCACTAGATTTAATTTGTTGTCCAGGACCTATTGGAGGCATACCAGCAACATTAACCACATTAGGTTTATCAGGTGTACTATAACCTACAACTTTACCACTATTATCTTTGTGTTGAATAATTGTTTGATTCCCTATTTTTGTTGTTGTTGCTATTGAGTTGTTTATAGTTTTTTGTAACTCTTTTTCTTCTCTTTCACTTTGTGCTTTACTTACAGATATATTACCTTTAGTAGATTGTATTTCATTTTTTAAAGCCTCTCTTTTTCCTTGTAAATTTTGTACACCTGTTGAATCTCTTCTTGCTCTAGCTGTTTGTAAATCGCTTTCAATAGTAGTTAAAGAGTTAAATAAATTATTTAATTTTTCTTGATTTGTCACTATGTTATTTTGAAGTTTTCCAAAATTACTTGCAAACGTAATTGACGTATTCGATATATTATCTATGCCACCAAAATCTTCTGTTGTTAAGATTGGTGTTTTATCAGGCGTAAGTATATCTTTTTCTTCAGTTGTAACACTAGTACTTACATCAGCATCTTTTTCTTTAGTAAGATAATTTGTAAATTTATCTGCTACATCTTTAATTACTGCAACAAGTAATGGACCTTTTTCAGTAGCAGCTTTTATTATTTTTCCTAAAGCTATACCAGCATCTTGTAACATTTCTCCTGGTTTTGGTGATGTTGCAACTACTCTATAATATTTTCCATCATTACCTAAAGTATAGTCTTGATTTATTCTTTCTTCACCATAAACTTTTCTTAGTCTATCTATTTCTGCGTCAGATTCTTGCTTTATTTGTACGCCTCTATTTCTATATATCTGATTTACTTCACCTATTTTAGAAGCCAACTCTGTTCCATACTTTTTTTCTGCTTCTAACATTCTTGTAGCATTTAGGGAATCAGGTTCATATCTACCTAATACAGAAGTATATCCTTCAATAACACCCTCTGCAGATATTTTAGGTCCTGTATATGTAGGTCTATCTCTATCGCCTCTATCTTGTTGAATAGGTTGGCATACACCATTAACTAGTTGATATCCTGGAGGGCAAGGATTAACAACAGGTTCTTCTACTGGTGCTGTTTCTACAGGTGCTGGTGTTGCTCCTGCACTATATTCCATAATCCCTGTTCCTGCTTCGGGGAAGGTTTCTTGCTGAAACTGTGGGAGTTCTCCCTGTTCAATTTGTCTTAACATACGAGGATAACCTTGCTCTTCTGTTCCATATTGTACAGTAGCAGAAGGTCCAGTATATTGTGGTAAAGTATATTGTTGACCAGTAACAGTCATAATTCCATCTGTAGCAGAATCATATACTTGTTGTTCAGTCGTTGTTGACTGTGCAGAAGTTCTGAAGGGGAACATAATCCCCTCCGTTTGTTGTTGTAATATTTTAGATAAATCAGCCATTACTATTCAATTGGTTCCTCAAGTTGATTATTTGGTGCAGTAAAGCCGCTTTGCCCTGGAGTCTGTGGAGTTCCTGTTCCGATGTTGCCACCTCCAGACCCTTGTGTGTCTGTGTTAGCTGCACCTGCAGGTACTCGTTGAGGAGTTCCCATAGTTCCTTGTTGTTGGTTAGGGCCTTCAATCTGTTGACTTCCATTCATTTCTCCCATTGTTTTCATAAAGATTGCTGCCTTCTCAGGGTCATTGACTAACTGGTCGGGGTCTACATCCATAGACTTTGCAATCTCTTTAATAATACTATGCCACTTAACAAATGGTGCAAGGAATTGATTTGATGCCACTTGCATAAATGTCATTAATCTTTGTGACCTTACTTCTTTTGTCATTAGAGAACTTGTGCCTTGTGCTTTGACATCTAAGTCACCTTGTATCTCAGGAATATCATTATTGAATTGCATATTCCAGTGGAAAAAAGTTTCTCCTAAAGGTCTTAATAAATAATCATCTACGTTTTTGATAACTGTTTTAATATTTAAAGCTGCCGCACCCATTAACATAGACATACCTGAAGCAGTTCTTGTAGTAGACTGTATTCCTGTTTGACCATGTGAGTAAGAAGGAATACCTGTAGACTCATCTGCTAATTGTCTAAATCTATCAAACATCTGCATGTTTTCAGGTGCAGTGTTAGGAAACTTTAAACCATGAATAGCTTGTCCTACTTGACCACTTTGTCTTCTAAATATTTTTCCAGGATAGACTGTCATATCTTGACCCGGTACTAACATTGTCTCATCGACATCAAATACTAAGTTACCTGCTAATGCTAAGTTATCAATAGCCATTCTTGCATGACCATTCATAATTGTTTGTGCATCATCCATATTTTCAGGAATACCTACACCAAAGAATTGATAAGGGTTAATCTCGTATGGACAAACCATAAAAGGATTTCTTGCAGGTGTAAAGGGATTAAGAACTAATCGTAAGATATGTCCGTTAGATACCCAAGCATTGATTTGTATTTCATCTAATTCATCTTTGATATCATCAGGCATTTCAATACCAGCCTGTTCAACAAGACTCTTATCCATTGTACCCCAGTATTCAAGAACTTCAAATCTATTTTTATTAAACTCTTCTTGATTCTCTCTATCGTAAAGAGATGTTTCATAGCTTCTTGTTTCATAATTAGGTCCACCTGCTAATACTTCTTGGATAGCAGATTTTCTAAAGAAAGGTCTATTAACTAAATCTCTTACTTGAGAACGATTCATGACATGTCGTTGAATAACATAATCAGCATCATCAATGGTAACAGCATCAGGGTCAGGATATAAATCCCAACATGAAACTGCTTCTACTCTTGGAACTAACTTTGACTTAGGAGAATAAACTCGTTCACCACTATCGTCTAATACCCATTGATGTATTGATTGCTCATAGTTAAAAGGTCCTTTAAGGATACCTGTACCTAGTAAGCACATTTCAAATAATACATGTCGCATTACTGAAATAGCATGTGTCTCTTCTAATTGGTCATGGATTAACTTTTCCATGTTTCTTGCAGCTTCTTCCGCAGGCTCAATCTGAGGCATTGTTTTTAAATCAGGTGCAGGACCTTCTTCAAAACCTGCCTTACCATACTTTTCTGATAATCCATTTAGGATTTCATTAGCAGTTGAACCAGGAGTTATTTGCCTACCATCACCTTCAAAACCATAGATGTCATCCATCCTTTGGTCTTTCTTCATATTTTCAGGTTTTAAGTGAGCATACTTAGATACACCCGTAGGGTCTGTAGTAGGAAATATACCAATAGGAAATTTACCCTGTGAGAATAAAACTTCTATTAGTTGTCCGTATGCAGCAAGAACTTTGGTCTTTGTTACTTTAACAAATACCTTTGATTTCTCTGAATCTCTAAACGCCATATCAGAACCATAGATACCTCTATAGTTTCTGTATGAACGAAGCCAACGCTTCTCATCGTAAAGACGGGCTTGTTCTGATTCTTTTAAACGAGATTCAATAACACTACCTAAGTTATCGTAGGCAGTATCTCTTTCTTCTGATAAAGACTTTACGTCATCAGATTCAGAGTTCAAGCCACTCGCATTTGAATGTGGCATTATTTACCTCTTAGTAATCTTTCTCGTCAGCTAATTTAAATACTTTTGCATCTACGCCAGACTTAGATTTACCTTTAGGAAAAGACTCATCCGATAAGTTATTTTCTTTTGGAAGAGGACCTTTCTTTACTACGTTTACCATAGACTGTTTAGGTGACTTGGCATCTTTGCCATATCCCATATTGTCTTCAGGTAAATCGCCCATCTTGTATGTTTTCATGATTGCCATTTTACTTTTCTCCTTTTAAGTTTTTCTGTATGTAAGTTAATAACCAAGGGTTATCTACTAATACAGTAGTTAGTCCATTTGCAATAGTGTTGCAAATTCTTTCTTCTTCTTTATCACCTATATCTATTCCCCACTGATACATTATTGCATGTAGTATTTCATGCAGTAAAGTGTTAGTATGAGAAACATTATCTTCAGTTGATGATAAAGCTATGATTCCATCTTGTGCAAGAAACTGTCCATTTATTTCATTGCATCTAGATATAAGGGAATCTAAACTTTTTATCTGATAACTTTTGTATCCTACTTTAATATCTTTCATTAGTATCCAAATACTTTATCGGCTGGTTTGAAATCTTTTGTTTGACCTACTCCAAAGTTTTTAAATTTTTGTGCTATGGGATGAACAGGTCTACTCATACATCCATATCGAAGTGCATCATAAGCGTGGTCTTCTGCGTGTGTGTCAACATCTTCAGGGTTGCTTTTATCTACAGGTAACATTGGTAATGTTCTAATTAAATTGACACAATTATCAAAAATAAATAATGTAGGGTATCCTGTATTTTCATCGGGTCTTAATCTTTTATGTAATTCTAATTTACCTGCAATACGACTTCTTGGAGTTCTATCTGATGGCCTCCAACGACAACCTTCTTGAATCATTGTCTCTGCAATACTTGGCCCTATATCACCTCGTCTTGCCCATGTAGAACTATCAAGTACTCCATAACGAATGTACTCACCTTGTTCTGCTTCTAAAACTTTTCTAGCAAATATATCTGCTGTTAACTTTTGTGTGTATAGTTCTCTATAAACAAATATGTTGTTATCATAATCTATTGCAAACCATAAACAACAAGCAGGTGAACTATATCCCCAGTCTGCTGCTCTGAATCTCATCCAGTTCTTTGGAATGTCAAAAGGTTTAACTACATGAATCTCTTTATTAAATTCAGGAAAAGATGAATGTTCAAAAGCATCCCAATTACCTTCTAAGAATTGTTTTCTTTGTACTTCAGGTAATGATGCCAACATTGCATAGTAATCATCTGTCTGCATCAAGTAAGGGTTATCCTGTAGCTTTGCAGGAATATATCTTCTCGTAATCTGCTTAACTCCTACTGGTGTTTTGATTTGTATTTCAAATCTTGAGTTAGCAGGTGCTGGGTCAACAAACATTTCTTTAACCCATTGTGAACCTACATTACCAGGATTTCCTGTAGCTCTCATGTACACTGGAATCTCAGGGTCAACACTTCGAAGTGATGAACGTAAGAAGTTATAAATATCTTCTGTAGGATACTGTGGTAATTCATCAATACCAATCCAAGTGTATGATTGACCTTGATATCGTAGAACGTCTGTTAAGTTTTCAGCGTAACCAAATTCTATTCTAGCACCTGAAGGAAACTTCCATTCTTTTTCTTGCTCTCTCCATTTAGCACCAGGATAGGCTTTAGGGTACAGTTGTTGAGAGTGGTTAATTAAATCTCGTAGTTCAGGCATTGTACGTCTAATTAACAATGCTCTATGTTTTTGTTTGTGACAATATCGTAGTGGGTCTACCAACATAGCGTATGACTTTCCACCACCTCTTGCTCCACCATAGAATACTTCTCTTTCAGAAGATGCTAAGAACTCTGTCTGTGGGCCATCGTTTGGCTCAAAGATAACTTCTTTATCTTTTAGTGCAGCTTGGATATT